CAACAAGAAAAGGAGCAACCAAAAATGACTATGGGTAAATTTACATACGAACAAGAGATTGGACCAGATAGCACTAAACTTCATCATCCAACACCAACAAGTGGAGTAACGATTGGTGCTGGCTATGATATGAAAGAAAAATCACAAGACACTATTATTGGAGACATGACAAGTGTTGATGTTCCTCAAGATAAAACTGAAAGATTATCATTAGCTTCAGGTTTATCTGGAAAAGAAGCTAGTGATTTTGTAAAAGAAAACTCTGATATCGAAATTACACCTGACCAGCAAGAAAAATTATTTACAATTAGTATGAGTGATGCTTTTAAAAGAGCTGATAATGATTTACAAAGCATGGGATATGATCCATCTACGGTGTCTGAAGACAAAAAAGAATTATTAGCTGATTATGCTTATAACATTGGTGGTTTACTTAACTTTCCAAAATTTACAAATGCCTTAGTTAACGATGATTTTCCTACAGCTAAAAAAGAATATAAAAGATTCTCAGGTAAACAACCACTCACTCGTAGAAACAAAGCAACTTTATCATTTATAAATAACATAGAGAAAAATAAAATTGGATAACATATATCAACACGGTGTGGTTATTCCAGATCCTGCTGTTTGTTTTGGCGACAATGAATATGAATCAAACAAAAACGAATACCCAACTATCTATGATAAACTTAAAGATAGTTTATTAGATAATGATATTAAAGTATTTAGTAGTGCAATCATTGAGCTTCACAAAGAAATAAAATCAGATACACAAGTTAAAAAACAATTAGAAGCTTCATTAAAAGGATTTGTTTTAAAAGATAAATCTAAAAATATAAAGTATAGTGGTCCTAAAACATTTGATGACTTAGGATATTATACAACTACGATAGATACAGATCCCCTTGTTAAATGTTTAAAAAAAGATATTGATGATTTAAAACAAAGAGACCCAATTAGAAACACACGAGTTCAAGATAAAATAATAAATTTACCTCATGAACATAAGATACATGAAAAACTAAATACACTATATTCTAAACTTAACATTATTAAAAAGCCGTATGAGATTACAGATATTAATCTACATATCAGTGATGCTAACGACACATTCAATGAATACTATCAAACAGACCAACGTAAAAAACCAAAGAATAAACTGTACACATTACATATAGATCCTAAGTACAGTTATATAAAAACTATTATATATTTAAACGAAGTTAAAAATAACAATGGACCTTTTGCCTATGTTCCAGAAAGTCATAGATGGTATTTCGATGAGGTTGAAATGTTATTCTGTAAGAGTAATCAGTTAGTAAATACACTGTCAAATTCAAGCCAACGAAAGTCAAATGCTTCACTACCAATATGGGCACGTAAGAATTCATACTTTTCTAGACAGTTACTTGACGGTGCACACACAAGTGAAACTGTATATTCTCAATTAAAACACTTTACAACTGATGAAACTAATTTTATACTATTTGAACCGAACTTTGGTTGGCATAGAGGAACACATGTGCAGACAGGAGAACGGGTTGCTTTACAAGTAATATTAAAACCAATAGGAGACATACAATTATGAGATGTTGGCACTGTAATACAGAATTAATATGGGGCGGGGACCATGATGTTGAAGATGAAGAAGATCATTATTTAATAATATCTAATTTTAGTTGTCCTGGTTGTGGATCTCATGTAGACGTTTATTTTCCCAAAAAACCTGAAGGAACTGCGGTAAGTAAAAATGAACAATTTAACTGATAAACTTTCTGACGAGGTGTTACAACGAAGAGTGTTTAATCCATACTATTATGATTTACACACTAAAGAATTTTTAATAGGTAAAACCAAAGACTATATTCCTAAAGATAGTTATGTATTAGATATTGGTGCAGGTGTTGGTCAGTACACACGATGGTTTGATAAACATGCTGATATTGTATTTGCATTTGAAGCTGTGCCTCCAGTCTACGATCAACTAAAAAAGATAGAAGATGAATACAGTAATGTCACCACACATAATGTGGCTATGAGTAATATGAAAGGTAACCAAAAGTTTTATGTAGATGACAAAAGATTATCAAACTCGTCATTTCAAAATCTTGTTAGTGGTATACCTATAACTGTGGAAACAAGAACCATTGATTCAATGTATGCAAAGACTCTTATATATGGTTCTAAATGTGGGTTTATAAAAATAGATACAGAAGGAACAGAACTGGATGTATTAGAAGGTGGAGAGAAAGTTATAGAAAGAGATAAACCAAACTTAATGGTTGAGGTTTATGATAAGTTTAATAAGTATCCAGTAGAAACAACCTTTGAATTTTGTTTTAGACGTGGCTATGAATGTTTTTATAATCATAGAGGTAAAGGACTTCAACCAGTGAAAGACACTGATCACGGTGTCAAAGTAGCTATAACAATGCCAGACATAACGGATGGCGACTTTTTATTTGTACATGGCAGTAGAACTTAATCATAGTGTATTTATACACGTACCGAAGACTGGTGGCCGTTGGGTAAAACAAATGTTATTTAGCTATGTAGAAGGCTCTAAAGCTATCGGTGATGCGATATATGACTCACATAATACACCATTCACCCATAAGCAACCTTTTGCTTTCCTACGGCATCCTATGACGTTTGTGCATAGTTTGTTTCACCACAGAGCCAGAAAGAAAGCTAACAAGTATGGTAACAAATGGAATTGGCAAGAAGACATAAGACTAGAACGAGAATGCCAAGCCGAAGACTATGAAACATTCCTGATTAAAATAGTAGAGAATAAGAATGTAGTAAAAGATTATTATGATCACTATACTTTAGATCATTATCACAATATTGGTTTTGGCTACATGGAAACATTGTGTGATGATTTGATAATGATTATGGATAATCTTGGTGAAGAGTTTGATGAACCAGCTATACGAACTCACGGTAAGCTTATTATAGGTGGACGAGATGCAGCTGGTCCTATATCAGTTCAAGAGGCTATGATAAAAGAAGAATACTTAAAAGCAATGTATGAATCAGAAAAAGAATTATTTGAAAGGCACCCAAGATGGATCCCATAGCCGATTATCTTAGAGAGAAGTTGACGACAACTAAAAATAATTTAAGTGAAACAATAGCAACAGGTTCATCTGAAAATTATTCAGACTATAAATATCAGGTCGGTATAATTGAAGGGTTGACTATTGCTCTTGAAGAACTTAAATTAGCTGAGAAAAACTTACACAACCAAGGAGAAGAGTAATATGAAAGCAGCTGGAGTAGCTACTGCCGCAGCAGGCAACGACGAATGGATTAGTAATAAAGAAGTAAAAGACCCAGAGGTTCTACCTCACATACCAGGTTATCATGTATTGATTAGACCAGTGGCTATAAGAGAGAAGACCAAAGGTGGTATTTTACTTCCAGATAAATTCAAAGATGATGCAAAGTATTTAACTACAGTCGGTCGTGTCTTAAAAGTAGGTGAACTAGCCTATGCCGATCGTGATAGATTTAAAGGTGGCTCGTGGTGTAAACCAGGCGATTATGTTGTGTATGGTAAATATCAAGGTGATAAATTTTCTTACCAAGGAATAAAAATGATTTTATTATTTGATGATCAGATACTAATGGTTGTTCCTAATCCAGGAGATTTAGATCCTACCTATTTGGATGTTAGTAAGTAATACTATATACTTAGCTTATTGACGTAATCGTAACTCGTAACTACGGAGAAGAAATGAACGAAGAAACAAAAACTCAAGACGACGGATATCAAGAGATTGATATATCAAAACCCCAACAAGAAGAACCAGAAAAAGACTATGAGGTTGAAGAAGAAACACAACAACCAAAAGTTGAATCAACTGATAAAGAAGAAAAACCAGTAGCTCAAGAAACTGTTAATGAAACTAAAACAACAGAATCACCAGAGGAATTAGATGGTATTAATACTGCTGGTGCAGAAAAAAGAATACGACAACTTATCAAACAACGTAAAGAGAGAGAAGAGCAGCTTGAAGCTCAACAACAACAAATAGCACAACTTCAATCTCAACTTCAAAATTCTGCACAAAAAGTACAAGAGACAGAAAAAGCTAGTTTAGTTAGTTATGAAAATCAACTTAAAGAAAAACTTAAATTAGCTGAAGAAGGCTATAAAAGTGCTTATGACTCAGGTGATAAGGATAAACTGTTAGAGGCACAAAAAGCTATTGCTGATACTACAACTGAACTACGAATGGTTGATGCTAAAAGATTTTATCTTGATGACCAAGCTAAAAAAGATCAACCACAACAACAAACGAAAGAAGAAGCTAAGTTTGTTGAACAATCACAACCACAACAAACTCAAGTTCCTCAACAACCAGCTCAAAAATTACACAAACTAGCTAGAGAATGGATTTCTGATAATAGTGAATGGTACAATAAGGATAGAATCTCTACACAAGCTGCTCATGTAATTAATGAAGATTTATTACAAGAGGGCTTTGATCCAGAGACAGAAGAGTTTTATACTGAGATAAGTAAAAGGCTAAA